GGAAACGTGGCGGCGCGATCTGCGTCATGAGATCGGCGACCTGATCTGCGACGACGCGCACGACGCGCCGCTGCGCTTGCTCAACGTGGCTAGTGCGATGAGCTACGTCGAGGTCGCTATCCGCGCGGTGGAAGGCGCGCAGAGTGCGATGCAAGAGTGCGGCGAGATCATCGAGCGCATCGAGAGCGATCGAGAGGTGTCCGCATGAGCAACTACCGCGACAAGGCAGGCCGCTACCGCCAGCGCAACGGTCTGGACATCCTCGAGGAATACGGGGCCTGCGTGATGATCGCCCTCGTGATGACCTCCTTCTGGTGGGTCAAGCCGTGCTTTCAGATGTTGGTGGAGGTGATCGGATGAGCGACCGCACGATCGTCAAGGAGTCCGGTCACTGGTATGCCAAGGACGGCACGCAGGTGCTTGAGGTGCCCAAGGCCAAGGGCGACGGGTGGAAGAAGACCACTTTGCGCGAGGCACGAACTCTAAACCTCGCCCCTGGTTGCACGACCATTATCAAGTGCGCGCACGCGCCGCAGCTCGACCGCTGGAAGCAGCGACAAGCCATCATGTCGGCGCTGACCCTGCCGCGCACGCCGGACGAGTCCGAGGACGACTGGCTGCGCCGCATCGAGGTCGACATGGGCGAGACCGCGCGCAAAGCCGCCGAGGAGGGCACGCGCATTCACGCGGCCATCGAGGCGTCGATCGACGGTGAGATCTACGACAGCAACTACATCGGGCACGTCGTCGGCGTGCGCGAGCTGCTGGTCAAGCTGGCGGGCATGGACGCAGAGTTCGTGTCGGAGCGTGGCACGACTCACCCCTACGGCTACGGCACCAAGGCCGACATCACCGACAAGGCCGGCACGTTCCTGGCTGACTTCAAGGGCAAGGACGGCGACCAAGCCGAGCTTGAGAAGCTCAAGACCTACGAAAGCCACTGGATGCAGCTAGCGGCGACGCGCGCGGCGCTTGAGTCGGGCGAGGACGACGACCAGCAAGAGCGCAGGCGCTGCTACATCATCTACGTCAGCCGCACGCACGCCGGCGCGTGCCACGCCGTCGAGGTCACAGCCGAGCAGCTCGAGCAGGGCTGGCGGATGTTCGACGCGCTGCTGCGCTACTGGCAGGCGCGCAACCGCTACACGCCGGAGTGGCAAGCATGAGCGCGCGCGACGATGTGTTTGCGGCGGCGGGCAAGGTCGTCGCCGCGTGGCGGCGCGAGCGGCAGTTCATCCCCGAGGAGCTCGAGGACGAGATCATCATTCTGATGCGAGCCATCGAGGCGATGAACGCACAGCCGCGCGCCCGCAGCACGGACCCCGAGACCAGCAGGCAAGGCCCGAGGACGGTCCGCATCGCTGGGCACCGGCTCGAGGTCTTGGCGCTTCTGCGGCAGCGACCGCGCACCGACGAGGAGATCGTCGCCAGCCTGAGCGGGCAGATGTCGGCGAGCGGCGCGCGGACGCGGCGGGCCGAACTGGTGCGGGCTGGCCTAGTCCGCGACAGCGGGCATCGACGCCGAGGCGCAACCGGGCGCAGGATGACCGTGTGGGCGGCGGTCGGTCCGGCTGATATTCTGCGGACAAACCGAGGAAGGACGCTGGACACGGTCTGAGGTGGTTGATACGGTAACGGCATGGAAAGCACGCAGAACAACGATCTCACCCCCATCCAGACCGCCTACAACGTCAAGGGCCGCGTCTACGCGCAAGCCCAAGAGGGCAGCAACTTCGTCACCTACGCCCTGCGCGCCGTCGTCGAGTTCCTGCCGAGCGGCCTGACCCGCAACCGTCTCAACGCCAAGCAGGGCCGCGAGCTGGCGAACAAGATCGACCGCGCGGGCGCGATCGACACGAGTCGCTGGACGCCGGTCGCGGTCAACGGCGAGCGGATCGGCTGGATCTAAGCTACACCGCGCGGCCTCGCGCCGCGCACAACCCAACGGAGGAAACCATGGAAAGCAACCAACTCAACGCCCGAGCGATGCGCGCGGCGGTCTCTAAGATCCCGGCGCAGATCGACGCCATCAGCCGCACGCTCGAGGAGTATCTCGGCAGTTACCCGTTCGACGGCTACACGCCCGACGGACTGATCAACGATGTCATCGACGGGCACGCCGAGGCGCAACTGATCCTCAACAACCTGCGCGCGACGGTCGCGGCGCTGCCGCAACTCCCGCCGCAGGTGCCGCAAGGGGTTGTGGCATGAGCGCCGATCACAAGCAGATCACCGCCGCGCTAGCGGCATTCCACCAGACCGTCGGCACGATCGAGAAGTCGGCGCGCGCGCAATACGGCAACTTCGCGGACCTCTCGACGGTGCTGTCGGCCATCACGCCAGCCCTGTCGAAGCACGGACTGGCGCTCGTCCAGACCTTCGACATCCAAGAAGGCGAGGACATCCTGGTCAGCCGGCTCTACCACACGAGCGGCGAGACCATTCAAAGCTTCTGCCGCCTGATCCGCGTCGAGGCCAGCGGCGGCCGGCAAAACATGCTGCACCTCTGGGGTAGTAGTGTCACCTTCCAGCGACGCTACGCCGCGCTCGCGCTCGTCGGCTTGGCCGCCGGCATGGAGGACGACGACGGCGACATCGCCGACCCGCCGCCGCGCAAGGTGCAGGCCAAGAAGGTCACGCCGGAGAAGGTCACGCCGATCAAGGTCGAGGGTTGGGACAGCCGCGAGCACGCCGAGCAGGCGCTCGACCTGTGCGCCAACGCGGAGCAGCTCAAGACCTGGGCGACCAAGACCGCCGCGAGCGGGTTCCAAGGCCTGGACCGCGACGAGCTCGTCACGGCCTACAAGGAGCGCGCGGCGCTGATGGAGGCGTAGCCGTGGATGGATACGCAGACTTCCTAGCGGCTAAAGCGCCCATGATGAATCCCAACGGATTCGATCCAAAGATTCCCGGCGACAGCATGCTGTTCGGATTCCAGCGGGATCTGGTTACTTGGGCATGCCGTCGAGGCCGCGCGGCGATCTTCGCCGATTGCGGCATGGGTAAGACGGGCATCCAGCTCGAGTGGGCGAGGCAGATCGCGGACAAGTCCGGCCAGCCCGTGATGATCTTGGCACCGCTGGCTGTAGCCGCGCAGACTGTCCGCGAGGCGCAGAAGTTCGGCATCGACGGCGTCGTGCTGGCGCGGTCTGACGACGACGTCGGCGACGCTCGCATCGTCGTCACGAACTACGAGATGCTGCACCACTTCGACGCATCGGCCTACGCTGGCGTCGTGCTGGACGAGAGCAGCATCCTTAAGGCGTTTACGGGCAAGATCCGCAACCAGATCATCGACACGTTCGGCGCGACGCCCTACCGGCTCGCATGCACTGCGACGCCGGCACCGAACGACCACATGGAGCTCGGCAACCATGCCGAGTTCCTCGGTGCGATGAGCCGCGTCGAGATGCTGTCGATGTTCTTCTGCCACGACGGCGGCGAGACGCAGAAGTGGCGACTCAAGGCACACGCGACGCGAGCGTTCTGGGAATGGGTCTGCTCTTGGGCGGTGATGATCCGCAAGCCGTCGGACATCGGGCATGCCGACGATGGCTACGAGCTGCCCGGCCTGGACTACCACGAGCACGTTGCCGACGTGAAGGCTCAGGCCGTTGGCATGCTGTTCGATGTCGGCAAGATGTCGCTACAAGATCGGCGCGCAGCGCGGCGTGCTAGTCTCTCCGGTCGCGTGCGCATCGCCGCCGAGCTCTGCAACGGGACCGACGAGCAGTGTCTGGTCTGGTGCGACATGAACGCCGAGGGCGACCAACTGACCGAAGCCATTGACGGCGCGGTGCAGGTGTCCGGCAGCGACACCAACGAGCACAAGGAGCGCACGATGCTGGCATTTGCTGACGGCGACGTGCGCGTGCTCGTGACCAAGCCGAAGATCGCCGGGTTCGGCATGAACTTCCAGCGATGCCGCAACGTCGTCTTCGTCGGCCTAAGCGACAGCTACGAGGCCATGTATCAGTCCGTGCGCCGATGCTGGCGTTTCGGCCAAGACCGCGACGTGCGCGTGCATGTCGTGACCAGCAGCGCCGAGGGCGCAGTCGTGGATAACGTCAAGCGCAAGGAGCGCGACGCGCAGCAGATGGCCGAGGCGATGGTCGCCAACATGGCCGACATTACGAAGATCAACACGCAGGGGATTCGCAGGATGACCAACCAATATGAGACCGAGACGCAGCAGGGCGACAGATGGACGATGCACCTGGGCGATTGCGTCGAAAGCATTCGAGGCATCGAGGACGAGAGCGTCGGGTTCACGGTGTTCTCACCGCCGTTCGCCAGCCTCTACACCTACAGCGCCAGCGAGCGCGACATGGGCAACTGCGCCGATGACGAGGAGTTCCAAGAGCACTTCGCATACTTGGTGCGCGAGCTCTACCGCGTGACCAAGCCGGGCCGGCTGCTCTCGTTCCACTGCATGAACCTGCCGACCAGCAAGGCACGCGACGGCTACATCGGCATCCGCGACTTCCGCGGCGAGCTGATCCGGGCATTCGCTGACGCCGGCTGGATCTATCACAGCGAGGTCACGATCTGGAAAGACCCTGTCACAGCCATGCAACGCACGAAGGCGCTAGGCTTGCTGCACAAGCAGCTCAAGAAGGACAGCTGCATGAGCCGGCAAGGCATCCCCGACTACCTCGTGACGATGCGCAAGCCGGGCGACAACCCGGACCCCGTCACGCACACAAACCAGACGTTCCCCGTGCAGGAATGGCAGGGCTACGCGAGCCCGGTATGGATGGACATCAATCCATCCGACACGCTGCAGCACCGCAGCGCGCGCGAGGAGGAGGACGAGCGGCACATCTGCCCGCTACAGCTTGACGTGATCCGGCGTGCTCTGCGGCTGTGGTCTCGGCCTGACGACCTTGTGCTGTCGCCGTTCGCTGGCATCGGCAGCGAGGGATACGTCGCGTTGCAGGAGGGCCGGCAGTTCGTCGGCCTCGAGCTCAAGCGCAGCTACTACAAGCAGGCGTGCGCCAATCTGGCGACGGCTGCGGCCAGCGGTAAGCAAGCAAGCCTGTTCGCATGATCCGCAGTGCCAACCAACATTCGCCGGATGTTCCGGTGACCACCACGCGACCGGTTCGTGAAAAGGGCGATGCGAGTGGCTTTGCCGCCCTCACGGTTGCTGCCGGTCGCGTGGTGGAGTTTACCTTAGACATCATCATCAAGAGGACGCCGCAGGTTGACCTACCAGTCGCAGGAATGGGTGCTCAAGCACATCATCGACCCGTTCGGTCCTGGCACCGACGATCCGGAGATGACCAAGCTCGAGGTGTTCCTGCTTCAAGTCATGCACCACATGATGACGCCCGAGCAGCGGCAACGCTTCGAGGAGGACTTTGAGAATAACCCCGAGCTCTTCGAGACGATCATCGACCACGACGACCATCTCAAGGTTGCTCAGTGGATGGAGGAGACCGCTCTGCGGTGCATCATGCTGCGGCTGATCCTTAGCAATCAGGCTCGGCCACGGTGGGAAGACGGCGACATCGCTGTGGAGTTACTAGACGCATGACAGTGATCGAAGAGCAGGACGCAGCCTGGGACGAAGCGCCGACCGGATGGGCGTGCTGGCGCGACCGCATGATCCATCTGGGCCTCAACCTTCCCGCCGATCGCCAAGAAGCCAAGCGCGCGGCGTGGCAGCTCGGCAGCGCACTAGAGCGCGCGCACCTTCAAGACACGGGACGACGCGGCAAGCTGTTTCGCCGATGCAAGACGCACGGCGGCGGCACGCAGGGGCACGTCCACTATCCGCAGGCATGGTGGCAACGCATGGACGAGATCGTCCGCAACATGCTGGAGCCGCCGCAGGGCCTGCTGCCGTTTCAACGATGACCCGCAGCGCCGACGACAAGCGCGCCCGGTTCCTCGAGGCGCAACAACATTCGCCGGGTGTTCCGGTGACCACCACGCGGCCGGTCCGTGTTCAGGGCAGAGCGAGTGCGAACGGTGCCCTCACGGTTGCTGCCGGTCGTGTGGTGGATTTTCCTTTGCGAGAGCTTCACCTGTTCGCAGGCGCAGGCGGCGGCATCTTGGGTGGTTTGCTGCTGGGTCACACGCCGGTCTGCGCCGTCGAGATCGACGCCTACTGCCGCAAGGTGCTCGCGGCGCGGCAGGCCGACGGCTGGCTGCCCGAGTTCCCCATCTACGAGGACGTGCGGGAGTTCGACGGCAAGCCGTGGCGTGGCCGCGTCGATGTCGTGGCCGGCGGATTCCCCTGCCAGCCGTGGTCTACAGCAGGCAAGCGCAAGGGCACCGACGACCCGCGCCACCTGTGGCCTGAGATGGCACGCATCGTCGAGGAGGTCAGGCCGCGCTATGTCTTTGCAGAGAACGTTCAACTGGACGCCATGCGAGAACCCTGGCGAGACCTTCGAGGGATGGGCTACCGAGTCCCGCCAGCTCTCTGCGTCGCTGCGTCAGATGTTGGCGCGCCGCATCTCCGCAAGCGATGGTGGCTACTTGCCGAGGCTCCCGACGCCGACAGCGCGAGACTACAAGGACGGGACAGCGAAAAGCTGCCAGAACGTGCCGATCAACGGACTGCTGGGCAGAGCAGTGCATCAACTCCAAGAACCTACGACTGGTGGCAAACTGAGCCCTCTGTGGGTCGAGTGGTTGATGGGCTGGCCCATCGGGTGGACCGGCTGCGAGCCCTTGGCAACGGACAAGTGCCGATGGCCGCAGCGACCGCTTGGCACTACCTGATGGAGCAACTTTGACATACCCGCCTACCTGCGTTGGGTAGGCAACCGGGCGACGAGAACTAAAACCTGACCGAACGGTCATTTGTAGCGTGCTGCTCGAGGTCTCGTCGCCCGGCTTTTCTCCTCTTGCGTAAATATATGCGCAGACTCTACACTGCCGCCGCATGAGCCCAGACGACATCCTCGCAGTCACCTGCCACTACTTCAGCATCACACCCGACGACGTGAAGGGCAGGTCACGAGCTCAGAAGGTCAGCGTGCCGCGCAAGCTCGCGTGCTACATGATCCGTCAGATGCTTCCCCTGAGCTTCGAGGACATCGGCAACTGGCTCGGCCTGCGCGATCATTCCACGATCATCTACTACATCAAAGACGTCGAGAGCAAGCTGCCGACCGATCCGCTTCTCCAGAAGTTCTACCACGAGATCGTCGCCTACCTGATGCAGCACAACCCCGTCGCGCACGCCGAGGCACAAGCCGATACCCATGCCTAGCAGCCGCGTCGGTCTCTGCCTGCCATGGCCTGACAAGAAACTCAGCCCCAACGCACGACAGCACTGGGCACAGCGCAGCGCCGCAGTCAAGCGCGCCCGCAGTCAAGCCTACCTGCTCGCTCGCGGCAGCATGACGCAACCCAACGAGACATGGGCACCCTTTCAACAGGCAGGGACCGATGACCAGATCAACGTCCGGCTAACGTTCGAGCCGCCCGCCCGTTACCGCTACGACATCGACAACCTCGTCGCGCGCATGAAGTCGAGCCTAGATGGGATCGCAGATGCCATCGGCGTCGACGACTACAACTTCCGGCTCGAGCGTCCGGTCATGACAGACCCACACAAGCCGCACGGGCGCGTTATGGTCACGCTGGAGATCCAGCCGCATGACTAAGAAGAAGCAACCCATCGGCAGGCCGCGCAGCGTGATGACGCCCAAGGTCGTCGAGGCCATTCTAAGCCATGTGCGCGAGGGCATCTGGCCGGAGCGAGCCGCGCGACTGGTCGGCATCGACGGCGCAGCCATGCGCAAGCACAAGGAGCGCCATCCACAGTTTGTCACAGACCTTGAAAAAGCAGAGGCCCAGGCAGAGGCATCACTGCATGGTCGGATGCTGCGGGCGATGGACGACAACTGGACGGCGGTTGCGTGGATGCTCGAGCGCCGCTTTCCCCAACGCTACGCCAAGCAAGATCCCAAGGTCGTCGTGCACAACGAGGCGCACGCGCAGGCTGGCGTCGCGCAGCTCGGCCCGCCCGTGCCCGACAGCGCCGAGTTCGCGCGGCAGCTCATCCAAGCCACACAGATCGCACAGCGCGTCCTAGCGGTGGAGAATGAGCCAGCCGGCGGAACGTGAGGCGCAGGGCCGCGAGCAGTGCGCGGCGGCTCTCGAGCAACTCTGCCCGCGCGTCTACGGCAACCCGTGGATACCGCACTGGCCGCTGCCAGCGCAGCAGGTCTTCCTTGGCCTGCACCTGAGCTCGCCGACCGATCGCGTCTTCCAGGCTCTCTACGGCGGCAGCGCCGGCGGTGGAAAGAGCGACGCGCTGCTCATGGCGGCGGCGCAGTATGCGTGGAACGAGCCCGACTTCGCTGGCATTCTGTTCCGGCGCACGTTCACCGACCTGACCCAGCCGGGCGCGCTGCTCGACCGGGCGATGGAGTGGTGGATACCCAAGGGCGCGCACTGGGACGGGACGAACAAGGTCTTCCGGTTCCCCAACGGCGGCAAGGTCGCGTTCGCCTACCTGTTCAAGCCCAACGACCACCTGCGCTACCAGGGCGCGGAGTATCAGTTCACGGGCTGGGATGAGCTGACGCAGTGGCCTACGGCGGCACCATACGAATACGTCGGCATCAGCCGCGTGCGGCGCGGCAGCGACAGCCGCATTCCGCTGCGGACCCTCGCAGCC